CTTTTCCTCCATCCGTTTGGATCTCTCTTAGTTACTTCCAACCTAGCAATATCCTTTTCTATAGCATTTAAACGATGAAATATTTCACGTATATCACCTTGTCTTCTACTGGATCGATTAGCTAAAACCATTAACGCACCAGAAATAGCTGCCCCTATCAGTGCTGCTAGTAGTTCTTGAGGCATGTTTAACTGTTTTTGTGTAGTCTTAGCTTATCTTTGCCTTTGCCTTTATGGAAGAACAGGAAGATCAACAGAAAGAAGGTCAGTCGAGAATTGGGACGCTAGTCCAACTGATCGTCTTAGCTTGGTCACTTGGAGTCATTTCAATGAGTTATTTTGGAAATACAGTTAAACAAATTGATACAACTTTCGCCGCAGGCTTACTTTCTGGCGTTTTAAGTTCTTTCAATATCACTGTTAAGAAACCAGGTAATAACAAAAAGACAGAAAAAACAGATCCAATTACAGGTAAAAAAGTAGACCCCGTTACAGGTAAATTAAAATGATGGGAGAAGATCTTTCTATTGATGCGAGGCAGGAAACTCGTATTGTTTGCACAGAGATGAAACTCAAACGAGCAGAAGAAAAAATAGGTGATTTAGAAGATCGAGTAAGACAATTAGAGAAAAGGGTATTCCAAGCAGCAGCAGTTGTTAGTGCAGGCTTGGCAGTATTAGGATTATTAGCACAAATTAGTAAGGCTTATCTATGAAGAGACTTTTCTTGCTGCTATTTTTAGCGGCTCCTTCTGCTAACGCAGATTTGACACATACCATCACCAGTTCAGCGCAGCTCACCGTCAATGCTGGAATTACTCAAGCTGAAAGGATAGGTAGCTCATTCTCAATCTCAGGAACGGGAGTAGACACAACTGATGGGACTACTGCTAATACGGTTTCTGCTGGAACCATTACTAGTGGCGTGTACTCTCCAGGGACAATCTCAGCGACCCAAGATACCCCAGGCAATAGTTTCTCGTTTTCCCAGAGCTATACGCAAGCTGATACTGTTCCGACATCTGCTGTTACGACAGGAGAATCAGCTAACTTTTCTGACATAACTTCACACGCTGCTGGAACTGCTGGTGATTTAGCTGGAACGATTACAACAGCAGGGGCGATAGAACTCACTGCTGGTGGAGCTGGGACAACCGCTACTGGCTCTGTTGTAACTTCTGTTTCTACTAAATAATGCACGTTCCAATCATTGTCTGTGCAATAGGTATTGTTATCTTTGCTGTCTTCAACTTCTTAATGTATAAGTACTTCATGGACATCCATAGATAATGAAACGCTATTTACTGCTATTGTTATTATTAAATAGCTGGCAAAAGCCAGTCATAGCAGTGCCAGTTGTGCCAAATTTTTCTAGTGGTACAATGTCCGCCGTTACACGTACCACACAAAATGTTACTGAATCTATTGTCTCTACTGATTTCAACACTGGGCATACTTATACGATTAATGGAACGAACTTGTCTATTGATGGTGCGACTATTTCACCGCCTCCAGAGCAAACGTCCCAAACGATTAACGGAGTAAGTTATACATGGACAGGTGCAGATTTAACCAACAAACCAAACGTCACGATTGCCAATCCAGGTCAAGCGTTCCAGTACGCAGAAAGTTACATTGGCCCTGGTCTTCAGAATGTGACAACAATCAATCGTACAACAATCTTAGAAAGTACAACAGAAACTACTTCAGTCTTCTCGCAATAATATTATTTAGTGGGCAAAGTGCATTAGCTAATACTTCACAAACTGCGGCTCCAGTTGCAAACACGTCAGCTTCGCTAACTAATATGGCGATCCAGACATTACAAGGAAATCTTATACAGAATCAATATGGAGGTGGAGTAGTTTGTCAGGGGCCAATGTTGACATTTTCTCCATTCATTACCGATTCACATTCGTTCTCTAAACCTAGAGAATACCTCTATGACTCACCAGTGTATAGCGATGAAGGAGATATTTTATACCACCAACAAGTGAGAACAGGCCAGAAGGATAACTTTTCACTTAATGTCGGTGCTAGTTTAACTTTTTCGATGCCACTTGATCGGAGATTTCAAGAGCGTTGCTTGAAAAATGCAACATTACAGGGAGAGCATCAACAACAGCTAATTGATAATAAAAAGCTGGATTGGCATATAGCAAGACTTCGTGAATGTGGAAAATTAAAACTAGGCGGAATTGAGTTTGCTAAAGATTCTCCTTACTATCATCTCTGTGAAGATGTTGTTGTAAAACCTAAGATGGGTCAGGTCTTACCACATCGACACGTTATTTCTTCTCCTTTAAAGGTGGAAGACCCCTCTTCTCCCGATAAGAATTAGTTCTTTTTTCAGATAAGTTGGGTCGTTTTACTTTCTTACCTAATATCTTTTTAACTTTATTTACTATCTGTTTAATAATTGGTTTGACTGCCTTCAAAAGCAGTGGTGTACTCAATGCAGCAGTTGTAGCCACAAGAGTAATTCCTCCCGTTCTCACCACCTGGGGAACCGTGGGTATCGCATCAATTATCTGTTGTTGAACATTTAATTTTTTATATCTAGTTACACAACGGTTTCCAACCAATTCATACTTGATAATCTGTTTAGTTCCTTCTTCTACTTTTGTACCAATGTCAGGCGCACCATCGGGAGGGCAAGCTTCTGGCGTTGCTTCTGGTACTTCTGCTGCTGGAGGGGTTTCTGGCTGTTCGTATCGTTGATGTTCTTCTTCTTTTATAGGTACAAGCCTATGAGGTTCATAACTCATCGGCTCATAACTTGGTGTCTGTACAGGACACAGAATTAAATTATGTTCTGGATCATTATTGATTAAGGCATCGTTTTCAATACTTCTTCTTGCCTTAACACAAGGCATTTCGATAACTGGGAACCCTATTGGGATATTGACTGGTACGTTTGGAGCATTAACAACAGGTGCATTAATTACATAAGTATTGACAGGTTCGACTCCAATAGCAGGGATTTCAACTTTAGGGATCAAAACTTAGGTAAACCGATAGCTTTCTTTTCTTCGTTCTTTTGCTGTGCAGGACTTAACGGGCCAGTAGGTAGAGCAGGACCAGATAATCCAGGCATCTTTATAGAACCCATTACCTTTTCCATTGCTTTATCTTGAAGCATCTTCTGATTATCTTCATTCGTTATCCATAAATAACCAAACACCCCGCCACCAGTAATCGCTGCTACGAGCAGGAAAGAGATTACACTGATAATGTTTAGGATCTTCTGCATGGTACGAGAAGCAATTTTAAAAGCTATTACTCACACGACTCTAATCCTTTTCATGGGATTAGTTGCATTGTTACCGTTGCACATGGTATTAAAAATGCAGCTTACTTCAATTCCTCAATACGAAATCCAAAACTAAAACGATTACATGTACTACCTACACAATGCCAGAAGTAAGGTCTTGTACTAGGAATATCAAACTCCCTAATAGTTATACCTTTGTCATCGAAGTCAGTAATAATTTTACGTTTTTCTTGATAGCGAAAAAAAGACCGATTAGCCATATCTGCAAAAACTATATATAACCTCTTACAAGGGTCTTGATGATTTGTATGCCATCCCATATAACCCGTATCAGGATAGTAAAAAGATCCACTCATTGAAATAGACATGGATGGGTAGATCTCTTCTAATACCTCAATCAAATCTTCTTTAATACTCGAATTGCTTTCTTCTAAATATAATGAAAAGTTTTTCAAATTTGTTTTTCCATCTGCTGTATTAGTCCTTGAACTTGACAGTTTTTTCTGATTTCTTAACGCCTCCTCATTAATAAAAGTCGCAGCATCGTTTGAATATTTGACGTTTATATTCTTTTTTATCTCTACAATTACAGGTTCTACTAATGCAGTTATTTTTTCCGTTATCTCAGGAGAAAAAGGATTACGAAGAACAGTCAAGAGGCAGGGACAAAAGATCCTTGTGTAGGAGTCTTTTCTTCTGAAATTTGAAGTTGTAATCCGTTCTCAATTGCTGTAACTGTATCCGTACCAAGTACCCCTTTAACATCCGCAATAATATCTGCTGTTGTCAAATCAGTACGATCTGTTAACGGATTGGGTCGTGTCAAACTGCAACTGCCATAGCTAGAAGCAGAATAATCACCATCAACTCTAGAAACTGTGTAATGGGCTGTATGAACAAACCCATCATCAAGGTTGTAGTCTGTGTTTGCCAGATTCCAGGATGTAGTTGCCATAATTAGAAAGGTTTACCAACAGCAGTTGTAACAGGAGTCAGAGCTTTATCAATTGCAGCTTCTATAGTAGCAACGCCGTTAGTTCCTAAAGCTTCTTTGACCCATGAAATGCAGGTAGCAGCATCTAAGGATTCATAACTTTTGAAGTCAGAAGGAAGACTAGAGGGCTTAACGAAAGTCACTTCACCTGTTTGTCTTGAATCAGGGGCTTCTGTGTTATCAGAATTATCAATCGCTTTAACACGATAGATAATCTTATTTACATGACCATCGGAAATGTCACGCTCCATCGTGTTCACTTCCCAAGTTTTCACTATTGCCATTAGATAAAACCGTTTAGTTAGATTTTAACCCTCTTGTGGAGCGTCAGTGTCAACAGTCACACCTTCTTCTTCTTTGATCATCTGTTCTAGCTCTGCATACTGTGCATTTTTAACAGTGAAGTCAGCATAAACTTGTGAATTTTCTTTTTCTTTCTGCTGAATCTCCTGTTTTAGTTTATTAATTTGATCAGCAGCAGCATTGAAAGTATTAGCCAAAGCTTCCGCTTCTGCTTTACGTGCATCTCTGCGTTCGATTAATGTTGACATAAGAAAATGTTAGATAATAAAAGTTTAAAGGCTAGACAAGCATTGAAAATTACGGGTTACGCACCTTTGAAACATTACCTCACTAAATAACGATCTAAAGTAATACCGTCTGTATCCACTCCAATGCCTTCTTTTAATAGAAGCCATCTAGTTCCTATTGGTTGACCTCTTCTTACTACTAATTTGCCAAGCATACCTATTGCATCCCATTCCTTTCTGTCTTTTCTAGGAACATAAGGCTTAGAAGGATCATAGTCAGTCTTATCTATATCTTTACCGTAAGTTTTATATCTAATATTATTTGTAATAGCAAAATCAGGTATATCATTTTGCGCTTTTCTTCTTTCAATGTCCTCTACTTTGCAACGCTCCATATCTCCATTTAAAGTTTGAGGCTTGTTTGGATCAGGTTGGGCACATAAAACTTTTACACCATCTTCATAGTGATATTCTTTCTTCCAAATCAACCATTCCTGTTCCTTCCTTATTGGGCTTCCATAAATGTCTTTTTTATAACGACCATGCCAACCAAGAGGAGCAGCATCACCTAAGACAACAGGTTCAGGAGAAACAACGCCAATGATATTGTCTTTGTTATCACTATCAGTTGCAAGTTTAACTTTTTCACCATCTAGGACAACAGTCATACCTCGTCTTTCTTCTGCACTTCCATTTCCATCTGTCCACTCAAAACATTCAGCATAGTCAGCGTTTGCATCAGACCACGTACCATCAGTTCTAGCTGAACCGTCAGCTTCGATTTCGACGTTGACTTCACCGTTGACCTGACTATGGAAGACCATAGAGGTATCAGCTACATTTCGGCCATAGATAAATGTGTAGTCTGAAGAATCATCTGCGTAACAGCTTACGGGCGTTTCACCTAAACGATAAACGCTGTTAGGGGTTGCCTCGTCTGACTCAACACGCCCGACCCAAAGACTCCTTTTGCAGTTAATACGACCACTACCACTCATGCTTATTGTTTGGTCTTGGTCAATATCAACTGCTACATCGTCTTGAGCGCAAGCGTAATATAAGCATCTATAATCGTCGAAGTCAGAAGAGGCTGTCCCTATAGTCATCCTTGTTCTGTAGTTAGCATTATCGCTAGTACCTCGGTAGATATGGCAACGTATTCTGTCAGCACTATTGAAGTGATTCGTTGGAGCATTTGCTTCGTTTATCTGAACACCTATGTAATGTGAGCTGTTATTTCTAAGTTCACCATTACCATCTACACAGAACCTATAGTTTGAACTTGATGTATCTCTTGTTCCCACCCATATAAGGTCGTTATCATCTGCCGTTGCTCTTGGATGTAAAAGTATCTGACCTTCATCACGATCATCAGGTTCAGAATTGACAACGAGGTGACCGCCATTACCTATTAGTTCTCCGTTATGGGAAAACTCCCATCGACACTTTGGAACAGTCGGGTTGGCTGAAGGTGAAGTCCATATCTGGATACCTCCATCCTCATTCGCCATTCCCGTACCAGTTCTGGTATGAGTACCTGTAATTGCAGCAACAATATTTTTCGCAGCACCAACACCTTTTTTGAAAATAACTGCACCACAATGCTCATTATGATCCCAGTTATGGTCAGTAATATTATCTAAAACTATTTGAACAGGAGAAGATGTTAAAGCAGTAGAAGGAGCTGAAGAATCTGATACAACAAATTCGTTAGAAGTTACCTTTACCGAGGCTGTTGCAAGACGAACAATTTCATCAGATCCATAACGAACTCTGAAAACTCCATCAGACATCTGAGAAATATTAGTGTCATAACTAGCACTGTTATGCCTTAGTTTGAAATTATATTCATCATCTCCACTGACTTTAAAATTTCCACTAAGAACAGAGCCAGCACCATAAATAGTTATGCCATCGCTTGCCGTAGACAATTTGGGGGAGCTGTCAAAATAAAGTGATGTAAGTCCGTCTGCAACAGTTTTGAAATTATCTTCCCATGTAGTACCGTTTCCAATATTTTCAATCCAGAAGTTTCCACCATTTGTGCTCCTTATTCTAAATTTGTCATTATTATCATCAGCCTGATCTGCATATAAATAAAGCGTAGCCGAGGCACCTTCTCCCCCTTCAATCGTTACGGTACCTTCACCATTAGGATTGAGTACCTTAACGCCCGAAGCATTTGTCTCGAAAATTTTCTCATTGTTATGGTATAAATCTACTCCAGCACCACCATAAGCTGCCATATTCCACTCCCAAGCTCCATCTGTGTAGTTTCTAAGTACGAATCCACCAGCTTGACGAGCAACTAAAGACCATTGATCTGCATTATCATCACCCTCATCTGCATATATTTTTACAAGTCCATCTCCTCCTTCTGGACCATAAACTGTGATGCCGTTATCTATGGTTTCCAGCTTTTTAACGTCACTGTGAAAGAGTTCAGCAGCTCCAGTTTGTCTAGCGCAAAACACAGCCTCTTCTGATCCTGCATTATTTATTCTTATATAGAAGTCACCGTTTGCTGCATCAAGATAATTAGATGTGCCAGAACTGCTATGCCAAATCGCTAAATCATTTGACGCACCAGCAGTAAATTTTCCGTTATCTGGAATATTAACTAATCCTGCACTGGTAATTGTTAGTCGTGTTGTAGGTGAAACTGAACCTGCTGAATCTGCTGTTGTACCAAAAACCAAACTTCCAGGCATCCGATTACCTGCAACTGTTCCATCAACAATTGATTTAATTTCTGCCCCTACAGAATTAAGATCTGTGCCATCAGCACCTACAAATCTAACAATACCTAACGCATCATTATCTTGAACTATCGTAGTAGACCCTACAGAAGTACCTCTTGTTTTGCTAAGAACTAAAGCAGATGGATTGGAATTATTCCCAGCACGAACAACTGATATTCCAGCAGTCGCATCAACAGCTTCAACTTGAATTAAACGAGATGAACCAGCCGCTTGTCTTGCGCTAGACGTACCAACAAGCAACCGACCTGCATTATCTATCCTTACCGTTTCTCCATTGACATTCTCAAAAATTAAATCTTGTGGAGGGGTTATTTTTAAATCTCTACCACCATTTTCTATAGCAATCTTTGAAGAAGCAAAGCCATGCCCAGTATCTTCAATAGCGATACCACATCCACCATCGTCAGCTATATGAATCAAATGAGTAGGATCAGCAACGCCTACTCCTAACCTCGTAGGAATATTGACCCTAGCAGAAGAATTAAGTGTTAATCCTTGCGTACCACCAGCAGCTAAAGAAACTGTATTTGTACCGCCATAAATTCCTGAATCTGAATCACCAAAATTGACACTTGGAGCACTGTTTGACCCATTAGGCATTGTTAACGCCCCTGTCAATGTTCCTCCTGCGGCAGTCATGTAGGAACTGTTGCTTGTCGCCCTTTCTGCATCAGTTACAACTTTCAATCCTGCTGGAGTGACAACTCTTGCGGCATCTGTTCCTGTGGTCGTTTCAGCAGAAGTTGCTAACTCTGCAATACCTGCAACTGTTGTTGATGCTGCTGGAGTAGAAACTGACCCAGGTCCAGCCATCTTTACAATCGAATTATCACTAGCCCTCATGTATATTCCGAGGCTATTAATATTGGCATTTAGTGCCAATTCCCCTACAGCCGCTAAATGAGAAGTAGTTGGAACAGAATCCTGTACGACGCTGTTTTTCAGCGTGATCTTAATAGCCATAATTTCTAGTGCTTATACAAGCGATGGACACCTATATCCATAGGTGCCTCTAGGATACCAACTTTTAGTTAATACGTCCCACCTGCTATTTCAGAAACATTCTTCCATTGACCATCAGCCGCATACTCAAAGAATTGACCAGCAGTAGGAGAGTTAATCGTTACATCAGATAAATCATCTAAAGCAGAAACAGAACCAGGACCACTCAATGTATCAATTCGATCCCAATCATTTGGTCCCATACATAAGGCCCAATCACCTGCGTCGAAAGCAGTAGAAGGAACAACAGCCGTTCCATTACCAGGAGTAATACAAACAAAGTAACAACCAGTAATAGATGCTGTACCTGCTGGAATGGCTGTGCCAACACTAAATCCTGCGCTCGTTCCAAAGGAAGTCAGGGTAACAATCAAGCCATTAGTGGCATTAAAGGTTCCAGAGAACCTGAGGTTTTCTTCTGCTAATCGACCAAAACCAACAGAGAACCAACTGTTACCGTTAAATATTCTTAATTGCCCTGTTGATTCTTGTAACCAATAAACACCAGTGGGCAGATCAGTAATATCAGGTTGAGCTTCTTGAATAAATGAGATGGCATTATTACCAACCTGATCCATCGTGATTGCATTGTCTGCAATCCTTGCTGTCGTAAATTGTCCTGATGTGACTATTGCAGCATCAAGATCAGGAATATCCGCAGCCGCCAAGTCTTCCCCATCAGTGATAATACCTTGAGCATTAACAACAACTTTTTCATAAGTACCAGCAGTAACTCCAGAATCGGCAAGAGATAAAACACCATTACCATCTACCGCTAAAGGAGCAGAAGCAGTGGGAACACTTACAGCTCCAATTGCCGAAGTTGTAGCGGCTGGTAAATCATCAGCAATCAAGGCAACAGTTGAAGTAATCAAGCCTTGAGCATTAAATGTAATTCCAGATCGTGTTGCAGCTCCACCACTAACAGCATTAGTAATTGATATTGCACCTAAATTCGTAACTGATAAACCGCCTGCTGTTGGAACGGATACAGCACCTATGGCTGAAGTTGTCGCTTCTGGTAAATCACTTGCTACCAGTGAAGTTGTAGCCGTAATTAAACCCTCTGCGTTATAAGTAATACCAGATTGTGATGACGCTCCACCAGTAACAGCATTGTTAATACCTAAATTGCCATCAGCTACATTCAACGAACGATTAATAGTTGATGTTGCTAATTTCGCTGCTGTGATTGTTGCGTTTGCAATTTTTGCATCTGTAACCGCTAAAGAAGAAATCTTATCCGTCGTGACTGATAAAACTGCTAGGGCTGCTGTATCCACAGCATTATCAGCAAGCTCACTAGCTCCTACTGCATTTGCCGCAATCTGAGTAGCAGTAATAGTATCGTTAGCAATCTTGGCTGATGTGATTGCTAGATTTGCAATCTTTGCTGTTGTTATATTTGCATCTGTAATTTTGACTGTTGTAACTGCGTTACTAGCTAACGCTCCAGTATCAACAGCGTTATCTGCTAGTTCTGATGCTCCTATTGCGTTTGCGGCAATATTACCCGCAACAATCGTGTCTGAAGCGATCTGGGTAGACGTAACAGCAGCATTTCCAATCTTTGCTGTCACAACAGCTCCATCTGCTATTTCAGATGAGCTAATTGCATTATCTGCTATCTGAGTGCCTGTCACAGACTGAGATGTTAACTTTACCCCAGGTATATCCCCATCGCTAAGATTCAATTTTGCATAGGCAATTGTCGTATCTGAAATCTTTGTATTAGTAACAGCACCAGTAGCCAGTTTTCCTTCTGTGACATTTAGATCAACAATTGAAGCAGTATCAACTGAATCATTTGCTAATTCACTCGAACCAATAGCATTTTCCGCTATCTGTGTTGCTGTAATCGTATCGTTAGCAATCTTTACTGCTGTGATACTTAAGTTTGCAATCTTTACAGTTGTGACGGCTGAATCAGCAAGTGTGGCTGTAACAATTTGCCCTGCTGTTAATGGATAACTCAGTGCCGTAGCAGGAATCGTGGCTGCATCAATAACAGCAACTCCTCTTGCAACTAAATCTTTAACAGTGACCTTTTTAGTTTCACTTGCGCTTACATCTGCTAACGCTAATGGATCGGTTGCTGCAACACTCCCTGACGCAATCGCTGGTAATTGCGTAATTTGTAGATCAGCCACAGCTACCTCGCATGATTAAAACCTTTAAAGACATTCTAAGAGGTTGGGTCTTCAAGTAAAATACCTTGTCCATCCTCTTGCAATATCTTATCTGTATTTTCCTGAAGTAGATACGCTGGTGGTTGTCCAGTATGTAATGCAATATCTCCTGTCGTAATAAAATCAATTGTTGTTTCTACAATTCCAGCAGCAGGAACATTAACAGCAACATTAGTTACACAGCACTCAGCTTCATACCAAACACTTGTTTTTGTCTGTGCTGGATCGTGGTAAATGAAAAATCTGCCTAAGAAATCTGATCCTTGCTCAAGACGTACTGCTAATTGCGCTAAATAATGAGGAAACTCAGGTTCAAGAATATTAATTGTATCTCCCTGAAATACTCGATGTTGCCATATACATTGCATATTCCCCTGACCAGAAATCATTCCCCTTTCAAACTGCTGTCTAAATTGTTGTCCCAAGCTATTAATATCAACTGTATCTCTACTTGTCGTCATTTCAAACTCTTTTACCTTACCAAGCGTTCTATATCTTGTTCCTTGACTTTCAATTGTTATAGCTTTAGTAAAAGAAGGCGTGACAAGGGTTAAGGCACTATCAGAATCACCAGCCAAAGAAGGACCAAAATTGTTATAAAGTTTCATCCCTCCAGCATCATCAACATGAACGTACCAACGACCATCTGGATGACTGTGCCCTGAAACAAGCTCAAGGGTCGACCCATCTACCGTTGAGATTTTTAGTTGATCTCCTGTCAGTATTGCTCCACTAGCAAAATCAACACTAAATCTTTTCTTTGTTGTATTGACATCAGCAGGATCTAAAGATGAGACAAACTCACGCCCACTATCTCTTTTTATCTCAACAAAACCTGTTGAGCCGAAATAGATCGCCATTATTTAAAGTTGAACACGGGTAGGAGCACCATTTGCCTCAAAACTTATATCGGCGGACATAACTTCTCCTACCGAACTTGTCATCGCTAAACTTGTAATAAATGTATTAAATTCAATAAATCTTCCGTTACTCGATCCATCAGCAATACGCAATCTTAATTTAACTTGAGCAGATTTTGCGGCTTTATCATCTCCACCAGTACCAGGATTATCAGCCCCATCTTTTATAAATGCGTCAATAAAAGTTGAAACACCTCCATCTGGAGTTCCGCTTCCTGCACTTGTTTGGTAATAAAAAATACTGCAACTTCCAGTAATACTTCTTATTCCTCCCAATAATGTTCTATCTGTACTCTCCAAAGAGGTTGTATCGAGTACAGCTTGATTGGCAGTAAAAGACCAAGATCGTACTTTTGCAGCTTGCGTTCCATTAACAAGCATCTGCCCATCCTGCCCTGAATACAAAGCCATCTTCCTTAATTAAAAAACCTTTGCTCTATACTAGTCCCCATCGAGACAAGCAACAAAAGAACAAGTGACATTATTTATACCAGGTTGAACACTTGTTATGCTCGGAGGTGCAGAATATCTCCATTTAGTAGCACTTTCACCCCCTATACCAGTTTCAATAAGGTGTCTTATGAAACATTAGTAAAACCTAATGTCATTTTTGCGTTAACAGCCTTGTTCCCATAGCGAATAATAGTTTTAGAACCATTTTGAGATTCAAAAACATTCTGAGGGTATTCTCCTGGTTCAAAAGATCTGCTGCTAGGAGCAACCTGATAAGGAAAATTGTAAGTAGCCATTAGCTGCCTGTCGTTATAATAAAGTCCTCTGATGTCCAGTCTAGAGTAGCCAAGGTTCCTGTGCTTGTTAAAGGTTCATGGCTTCCAGCAATCTCAACAAAACCTTCTTCTGAATAAGTAAGACTTTCCACTTTATAAACACGATCTGAAGCATTTGTCTGAGCCACAGTGAAAACACACCCTCTGAATTTAGATGCAGCAGTTCCACCAGTGATTCGAATAGGTGTCGGTCCCTTCACTTCATCTAATCCAGGTTTCCAATAGAAGATAGACGTTCCATCAGTGATAATTGACTGAGATTGAATATGGCCTTGATCAGTAATAAGTCCATTTGAGAAACGACTTGTATGAGTAGCTTCTGAGTAATATCTAAAGTATTGCCCAGGAGACAGGTGCATTGCCGCTTGTGGAGTTGTTTGAAATTTGATTCCATGATCTACTTGCTGTCTAACTCTTAAGGCAAACATGGCAAACATCGAAACATGTTCTTGATTAGTACAGAAAACAGAAAAATCAAATGTTTCTCTTGGATCACCCTCTGAACCCCCTTCACTGTCAGTTAGTCTTGCCTCAAGAACTTTGGTTTCAGGGAAGCCGTTATCTTTTTCTTTTCTCCATAAGATTCTTGCTTGGAATAATTGTCTTTCTTCAGGAGAAAGAAATGACACTTTTAAATCTTTTGTATTTCCATCAGTAAATAAAGCTTTAATTTCTGGTTTAGCTCTAGTATCAATCTGTCCTGCGTTACCGCTTCTTGTCTTCTTATAAGGGACAGCAGGAACCAAAGAGAACCGACCTCCTATAATTGTGAAATCTAAGAAACAATAAGACGCTTGTTGATAAATAAACTCCCTTAAATTTTGGTTTTCAGTGATAACACCATCCCAAAACAATTTGTTGTTTTTACAAAAGTGCGCTGCTTGTGTCATGGCGTCTTTATCAACGGATGCTTCTCCAACGAGATCACCTGCACCAATAAGACGATCAGTTAATAATGCGTAAGCAATTTCAGGAAACAGATTAGAGGAAGCAGTTTCATTGCTAACTAATTTTTTTATCTTGATCCCTTTCTTGACATATAAAGACAATTGACTAAAAGAACTCCATTCCTTTGAACTATTCATCCTTAACCCTGCCAAAGCAAGTCTTGTGTAGGGTTGAGTTGAGCTTTTTACTTGCTCATTTACATAGGTAATAACATGCTCTGGTCCGTCTAAATGACTTGATCTTTCTGCATCAAAAGTAATGTAATCAGAAATAGCGTCATAAGGATTAAGGTTTTGTCCTCCAGGCCAAGGAGATGTTATTAAATCTGCTGTATCTGAAGAGACTACAACTTGTACGTTTGCATGAGGAATAGTAACTTTATCCCCCGTTTTATAATTTTTACCTGTTTTATTGATTTTCCATTTATAACCTGTCTTTCCATCTTTTGTATATTTCTCAACATCAACTCTTAGAGTATTATTGCCTCTTGAACCTTTTGTAACTGCTTTGTTGGTGAACTTCGTAGGGGTAACAGGTACCGCCGCCCAGACATATTTAGTAACAGCTCTTCTGCCTCCACCGTAATGAACGCTAGGTGAAAGGCAATATTTAACTCCATCTCTTTCTATACAACCGTTACCGTTTCCTGTAGTTCCAATCCAAGTACCTCTCCACATCACTCTATAATAAGTGTTCTCGTCATCATCTTCTTCTTTTAAGGCTTTTGTGCCTTTACCCCCATCATCTCCGTTCCAATCTTCTTTTCTTGATCCAGGCTTTCCATCTGTTTGTGTTACTGAACCTGTTACCTTCCATCCCATTTTTGTAGGAATCTTTCCAGAACTGTATTTACTTAATTTAATAACCTTACCTTTAGTTGTTGAAGGTAAATCGCCTATAAACCACTCCTTATTAGACATTTCATTGGGATACAAAATAAATTCTTCTGATCCGTAAAAAGAGATCTCAAAATCATCTACTGTTTGCTTAATTAGCTCTGTACCACCTAAAAGATTCACTGCTTTATTCTTATAAGCTCTAAAAACTTCATTTCCTGGATAAGGTACTAATCTAAATTCATATTGATTATTTGGATGGTTAATTCTTATAAAGTTATACTGTGGTTGTGGCGTTCTTCCCTTAATACAAAAAGGTTTTCTACTTAGTCTTTTCCAACTGGCATCATCACCTAATTTTCTTACATATAATCTAAAAAAACTTAGTCTTTTTATATACTTATTAATGCTTCCTAAAGAGATACTTCCGTTGTCATCTTCATAATCTTTTACAGTACCTTTTTGCCCGTATTTCCAATGACCTGGATGACCATTAACATTAGCAAAACCTGTAATCTGTTTCCATACTGTTGATTTTAAACCGATTTCAGTTGCAGTACATGATCTTGAGTTAGAGACAGTCCCTGTTGCACATTTTTGAGGAATTAGAGTCTTATAAGATTCCTCTGTATTTGATACTCTTTTTACATCTATATACCCTGCCTCTGTCACTTTAAATGTAAGAGTTTTGTTTTTCCCTGGTTCCCAGAGATGGGCTGAAGTTTTTATGCAAATTGCCTTAGCTGTACCCATCATAAATTCCTCACCTATTGATACAGAATCATCTATACCTTCTCTTGTTGCATTAACAGAAGACACTACATCTTCAACACCCCAAGGGTCGTATTCGTCTTTATAAACTTTATCTATAATCTGACTAGATATTTGAAAATAAACTAGATCTCCTTTAACTACTTTTTTTCTTCCAGCAGCAGTACTCGTTTTCTGCTTTATAACAGCAGCATATCTAGGAAAATGTTTTTGTAGTTTTCTTCTTTTTGTATTAATATCTGCTTTTTGTTTTGCATCTTTTCCTTTTAAAACTAATTCATAGGGCAACATAAATTTATTGCCATTAGGGATTGGATCATAAAGGCCAAATTCTACCTGTGTAGAAGGTGATCTTGTCCCACAAAAAGTATCCATTACATAAGTATCATCTTCGTCTGAGTAGACCAAGGGCAAAGCAACAGCATGTTTTGTTGATTCACTAGCTAAAGTTCCTTCTGGATATTGATCTAAGTCTTCAGACCCTTTTCTCCTTTTGAATCTTCCACCGTATAGGCCTCCTCTACTTCCACTCAAAAAATAAAGAGCTAATTTTGCATGAGCATAGTTTTCTAAAAGCGTATCTCCTATTGCGTAACCAGCAAAATCAGGTCTAGCACCTAACGTTCCAGATGAAATTAAAAATATTCCTTTTAATTGCTGCCCTGAACCTAAACTTAAAAGTTGTGACCATAAAAGTTTTGTATTAACACGGATGCCGCCTATTTCCTTATTTTTATCAGCAAAAACCAAAGGAATTGTGTCTCCTAATTCTGCTAAGTCTTGTACGGAATCGAACCCTGTTTGAGGTGCAAATCTTTTAGGGCCAGAGGCATCTGCTGTTTTTAAACTGGGCGGTGTTTTGTATTTCGGTGCTTTAGGTTTTGGTGTTATCAAATAGGCGACAACACTTAGGACAACCCCAATAATTAGTTGAACCCCCCAAGCAGGTAATGCACCAGCTTGAATATCAGGTACTAAATCGTAAGCTTCTGGTCTTTTACCGTTATAACTTTCTGTCTTATCTACAAAATACCAATACTCTTCTTCTGATAATCCTAAGACGTTACATAATTCAACTTCTTGGGGCAGTAAAGTTCTTCGACTTGTAAAGCCTCTACGGGGTTCCATGCTACCACCGACCCTTCGTATGATGTTATGTTCAGCCATCCTTCCTCGAAATAAACTGCCAATCCATATCCTCTCTCAGATTTACATAGGCCAACAGTACCTATATTAGGACGTTCTGTCTTGATTCCCCATAACTCTAATTGTTCCCTAAAAATTGAGTAATCATTTTTTCTTAACCGTCTATACCAATCTCTAGTAGGGCAAGGACTTTTGATGCCGTAATACTTTAAAACTGCTTTGGATAAAGTTAAACAATCAGCCGCTTTATGCTGCTCAGGATTAGCACCTAAACGATAAGGAAGACCAATAAAGTTAAACGGTGTCATCTGTTTTGTATCGAGCCAGTGATAGGTAAGTAACCAACAAGACCAGTTGTCAACACCCGATTTGGGGCGTTACTGCCTACAGCGTCGATCCCTGAACTAAGCAACACTTCAACAGTAGTTGAGTCATATCCCAGAGAAGAGGCAAGCCATATATCTTTTGTTAAATATGGGTTCCCATAAGTTGTTAAAGGTGCAAGTGTTACAGGATCAACTCTGCATACAAAAACATCAACAGTCCATTTATTAATAACAGCCTCTCTTGCTCTATTCATTGCTACTCGGTTATTAGCAAAAACAAGTGCTGCCTCTAAATTGTCACCTGATCTATTTTTTGCAGCACCCTGATAAATAAAAGGTAAGAAATAATAATCTTTACCATCTAATTCTATTGAGTTATTTGTTCTCTTTACATAAGGTGCTTTCGTCGGTTTGTCATTTTTACTCCAATGACCTTTAGGATGACCAATGTAAGTTGTATTGTCGTCGGTCCACTCTTGCGTACTTGAATCATCTAAAGCCCTTACGTCGTCTCTTTTACCGTTTTGATAACGGTCTTGAACTCTTCCTCTTGTATCCTTAACTTGGATAAAGGTAACGATTGTTGTTACAGCAGACATTGTTTAAAGACCTACTCTGGAACGTTGACTACGAGAGTTTTTAAGTTGATTAAAGACCTTTGATTGACCTTCCTCTGCACCTCTTCTTGCAGCACTATTAATGATTTCAGGAATAGCAGATTTAGGAACATAAGCTTCAGAATTAAACGATAATACTGGACCTGTGTAATTCACTGTTGTTGGTGCGCTACTAACACCACTACCAGAAGCAACCGTTCC